GAAGTGATACGCCCGATCCGTGCCTCGCCCCCGCGATAGATGCTGACAAAGTATCCTTTTTTCAGATCCCTGTCCGTGCCGTCGGCATTATACCGGGATATTTTCAGCGTGAACTGCCCGGGCCGTCTCCATCGCCGCGTCCAGGTCAGACTTTCATAATCGTTGTATTCGGCAATCCATGTAAGACTGGCATTGAATATTCTTACCGGATACACTTCATATGCGGGGAGTTCGGCCATTAATCACACCCCGATAAACTGCTCATAGAATGAGATTGAGCAGTATGCCGTTGCCCCGATGCTCGATGAGGATGAGAAGTCCAGCACGTTATCGCCGGGCTCGATCTGGGTGGTGAGATCACTCGCAGAATCGATATACTGGAACCCGTTGGTAGCCGTGCCGCTGGTTACCTTCGTGACAACCGGAGCACCGGGCCCGGTGGTGATGGTCAGGGTATCCCCGGCGGCTATCGTAAGCGTGGCGCTGATGGTCTTGGTAGTGCTCACCCCGTCTTTTACGGTGGTAAAAGTCATCACCGGGTTAACAATCTCACCGTTGAATACCAGCGTGAACGGTGAGGCTACATTCCCACCGTTGGTGACGGTTGCCGTCTCGGACGCTGTACCGAAGGTGTAGGGGAATGTCAGCGGGAAGGTGAACCCCCCGGCAAACGTGGCGAGGGTTTCCTCGGTCAGGGTCGGATTATACCAGAACGGATTGAACGCGATCAGGTCAATGGTCGCATACTGCCACGTCGGCCCCTTGGATGTGGAAAGAGAGGGGGTATTGTTCGCCCGGCAGTTCAGAGCATAGACCGTGCCGCCTTCCTGCGTGTAGGTCAGAACCCCGGTGCCTAATTTGGGATTCAATGCTGTGGTCAGGTCAAGGATTGCCGCGTCCAGGAGCGCCTGTGTTGCGGCGGTGATCAGGATGCTGAAAGATACCATCCGCTCATCAATCCGGGTATTGAGCGGAAAACTTCCATCCAGATACGGCGAGCGGATAACCTGATGGGATGTGGGTATTTTGGAAAACCCGTCATACGCCCGCAGGAATTTATAGGTCTCCCCCTCGGTCGTGCTGAACGTGACCGCGCTGCCGCTTGCCGGTGTGAACACCAACCCTTGAGCCATCAGGTCACCCCCGCCTTATTCAGCTCAGCTGCCAATGCCCGGGAGGTTGCCGCTGCTACTGCCAGCGGGTCCAGCACCCCCTGGATATTCTGCGTAAATGCAATCGTGTATTCCTGCCGTTTCTTAAGCTCCGCTGCCGCTACCCTCGTAAGTTCGGCGGTAAAGAGGGCTTGCCATTTCTTGATATTGGAGTACAGCATCCCGTTAATATCGGTTGAGCCGGCACCACCTTCACCACTACCGAATGAACCGCCGACATACATCCCGGTATTGACCGAGTTGCCTTGGTTTGTTCGCCATGCTGCAATCGCGGTTTCATAGTCACCCATCGCTCCCATAACCGAAGATGAAACACCCGATGCGCCTTTCAGCATAGAGTATAAGGGAGCGAGATCCCCGACGCCCGGGCCGAGATAGGTCGATGAAGACTGCCACCCGCCGCTTGAGGTGCCGTTCTCGCTATACGGATTATACCCGGCGCCTATCAGCATAGATTGGGTATAACTATCATAGCTGGCAAACTCTGCTTGAGATTTCGGCCATAAATCTAAAAGTGTGTTCAGGCCGCCTTCACCTTTCCATCCATTCCCGTTTGCTGCCGTGCCTGTACCCGTTCCGGCACCCGTTCCCCCGCGATTGCCTCCGGTTCCCGCGCCGTTCTGTGCTGCCTGTGCGGTAATCTTGGCAGCCTCTGCCCTTGCCTGGTCGTCATGGTAGGCGGCAGCGTCATCGAAGAAACCTTTAACATCGTGGTCGAGAAGGAGTTTCTTATAAGCCGTTGCCATCCTCCCAAGCTTCGCCATAGTTTCCTGCGAGAAAGAGTTCTCAACGAATGCAAGGATCTTACCTGTGGCCATAAATGCGGATTGACCGAGGTTATCCCATGCGATCTTCGCATCTTCAAGGTTCTGCAGCTCTTCACGGGACATAGTCGGGCTGCTTTGGATCTCGTCCTGTTTCTCAACGTAAGTCTCGATATAGGGCAGCATGTCTTTCCAGCTCTTCCCGTAGAGGTCCATGGCGATGGCGTTCCGCTGGGTGGTATCCTCCATGCGATAAAGAGCGAGGGCGGTCTCATCGAATACCTCATCCATGCCCCTGCCGGAGGGGTCAATCCCCAACCGTTCAAAAGCCTTGGCAGCGGCGGATGTTTTATTGTCGAACTCCCCCATGGAGATCGAGAGTTTCCCGAGTGATTGGGATACCGTGCCCATATCGGTACCGGACAAGACGGCGGCTTTCTGGAAATGCTGGATCTTATCCGTGCTTACATCCAAAGAGAGCGCGAGATCATTGATATTATCAGCCATCGCCCCGTATTTCTCAATCGCTACCACGGCAGCAGCACCGAATGCCAGCAGGGGCGCCGTTGCCGCTCCGATTGCCTGCCCCCATTTCGCAAGGTCGCGGGTGTTCGCATTGGTTTCGTCCCGCCATTCGGTCAGGGATGCTTTTGTTTTGGTGAGGCCCTGCTCAAGCTGGGTAGTATCCAGACCGATCTTAATCCATAACCCATCGCCTATTTCCGGCATTGTCCCTCCTTAATCACGGTCGTAAATGCGAGAACCCCGTTCATCATCTGGTCATCCGTCTGTTTCACTGGTGCGGGCGGTCGGAGCATGTACGCTTGATGCGGGGCCGTGCTGTTCCCGTGCGTGGCAATCATCACCATCGTTTCGCAAAGTCTTGCATTCAGGGCGTCCATGAAATCTTCATCCTTCCGTTTTTCTGTTCGTCTGGCATCTGCAATCGCATATAGTTCTGCCGGGGTGAGCCGTTTGAACTCCCACGGCATCAAGCCGCATAATCCGTATGCGATAGGTTCGGCTTCTACAACCCATCGCCGGGCGAGTTTTTTGATTCTTCCGGTTTCCCCGGTTTATACCATGGCCACGCGTCAAGCGCCTTTCTTACGGCAACCATAAGGTCCGGCAACGTCCCGCCATTCGTCAGATACAGACGGACCCATTCACCCGCAAGTTTCACACCGTCGTCTCCTGACGGATAGGCTTGTTCAAGGTCTCCCGTTGCCCGGTTCTTAACCTTCAACCCGCGGTGGATCAGGCTGCGGTAGAGTGTGAGGCTGGCATATTTCGGGTCTAAAAAATAGACGTAGCCCATCTTCACATCGTTCTCCGCGGCGATCAGGTCGTCCTGCCCGAACCGGAGGAAATACTCCGCGCTGCCAACCAGTATCGGAACGGCATCGTCGGGCATATCAGACGTATCCGTTCAGGATCCTGACCCAATAGGTAGCGGGGATCTGTGCTGCGGTGCCGAACACGATAACCGGGACATACAGAACATCGCCGTCAGCGGTTGGCAGGGTGATCGCGCCGGATGCCGCGCCGGATACAACCAGCGTACCGTTGACATAGATCGTTCCTGATGCAGCCGTGGGTGTGATCTTGACGCCGGCATCTGCCTTGAGAGCGGTGCCATAATAGGTGGTCCCCTGCTGTGAGTTGGCAACGGCGGGTGAGAGTGCAATCGCGGTGCTTCCCTCGTTGGTCATGGTGAGCCATGGGGTAGTAAGACCCGTTGCCTGTGTGGACAATACCGAGGGCACGTCGTTCACCGTCAGCCCGATCTCCATGGTCATTGCCGCACCCTTCATCGGAGCGAGGATGTTCGCGCCGGAGAGCTGGGCGGTGAACGTGACCGCGATCAGGTTCGGGATACCGATGATCCAAGTGCTCTTTGTCCGGGCTGCGATTGCCGTAGTGTATGCGGCGATCTGTTCGGTGTTCCCGTAAAAGTTCACGGTGAATCTTACATCACCAGAGGTCAGCCATCCGATCATCTTGGTGGTGAACCCCTGGGCGTTGTTCTGCGAAGTGGTATCCAGCAACTCCGCGGTTACCTGCGGAAAGTTGGTGGAAATGAGTTCCTGATACATCGTTGTGCCACTTATCACAAAGATGCCGGTTGGCCTTTTTGCCTGTTCTGACATGGTTGGTTTGCTCCTTTTCTATCTTGGGTCATAGACGACGGTGAAATCCCGGTGATAGAAGTGCAGCCCCGTAACAGGGTCGCTGTCCGGGATGGTTCCCGCGTCCTCCACTGACACCACATAAACGCCAGCATTGGCGCCCGTGGAAAGCAGTGTGTTCGACAATCCGTTCAAATCATCAGCGATGAGTTCCGAGATAATATCCGCTGCAGCGTTTGTGATTGCCATAGCGGTGCATTGGATCCGGCTGGTCGCATACCGGAGGCCCCGGGCAGTTTCGTTTTCCCGTATCCCGTCAACCCGTGACACGACAATCCCGGGCCATGTGCCATCGGGGGGAAACATACCGCGATAGATCCGCTGGTTGGGGGTTGCACCGCAATACGACGCGGAACAGATAGTTGTGTTCGCTTTCAGCCTGGTGATGAATGCCCCCACAATATCTTTCACAGGACACCCCCGAACGAATCAAACATGGTGCCGCCGGTCACGGTCCTGAATACTGACATCGCGGATTCCCATTCCGGCATGTAGTCCTGGTCATCTTCCAGATACTCCCGGATCATCTCCAGATATTTGGGGCCGTTCAGGTCAAAGACAGGGCGGAAATGCGGTTGCGGGGGTTGATACACTCTTTTGACACTGACCCAGTTCCCGTCGTAAGTTTTGAAAACCAGATATGGCGCGTTCTTGGCATAGATGAACCCGCCAAACTCTTTCTGTGCGGCGTGTATCAGGTTAGTACCCACGCGGACCTCCGGGCGTTCGTTGGTACCCATCGGTTCGGCATGGATTGAACGGCGATAAGTGCCCGTCTTGTAGGGTGCACGGGCCTGAACGTCGGTTTTCATCTGGTTGCCTGCGAGATTCACGGCAGTCCGGGTTTTCTTGATTGTGGAGCCGATGCGTGCGGTAACATCCAGGAGCACATTTTCAAGCCCGATAACCGCGATCTCGTTGGTCATCAGAAGAACACCCCGAAATCTACACCGCGACCGACAAGCACTCCGATCAGTGTTAAGACGGATGCCCCGAACAGACCGATGATGGCATATAGGATCTGTTTCTGCAAATCCCGGACTTCCTTGATGTCCTCACGGAGGCCTGCCTGATGTTCCTTGACCGTGCCGATCTCGCATTCGAGAGAGGCGATCTTGGTGTCAACTACCTCGTGCCGCATGATGCAGACGTCTTGGTTGTATGGTGTTTCTGCCATCATCAGGCTCCTCCGCTTACAAGTGTGCAGTCCAGCACCGTGATCGAGTTTGCATGTCCCGGGGGGCTGGCATACTGGACTTCATAGGTCACGCCGTCCACAATGGCCCGGTGCAGGCGGGTGATGGATGCGTAAACGCCGTTCAGCGCGATCCGGTGGGTGGTCAGGCCGTACTCATTCTGTTTGCCTTTACTCTCCTGCCCGGACGTAAGCGAGATGCTGCAGGGAATACTAACATGCCCCGCAAGGTTTGCCCATGTCTGCACGGGCTGGTCATATGCGTCCACGCTATCGGTGTATGCCTGGATGGTGCAGAGCGATGGGTGGAAGTTGTCGGTAATCGCCGTGTTTCTTCGTGAATCGATAAAAGACGTTTCCACCGGGTCACCTCAAGCTGAGATAGGGGTCGTCTGCATTCGGTACGATGATGATCCCCGACAAGGCCGATGCCCCGTCGCTGGTCTGTGCTTTCTCTCTCCATTGCCGGGCGGTTGCCTGTAATGATGCCGCGACTGCCGGGCCGTTGGTGCTCAGGCCGTTGTTGCTGATGACCTTAAGGACGTATGCCTGGTTTGCGGCAATGATTTCAAGGGCATCGGCGGCTGCCAGAAAGACGTTCTGCCCGTTGATGTCGAGGAAAGACTGGATCTCTGCATCCGTGAAAATGGCGTTCGCTGTTACGGTATCCTGCGCATACAGCCGGGTTTTACCGAGCGTTGTCGTGGGGTCGTAGGTGAACACCGTGATGCCCACCTCACGCCATATAGACTACGAGAACCTTCGGCTGGTATCCCTCTGTATAGCTGCAGCATGACAGGAACTTGGTATCGTCAAGGGCCTCGATGAACGTTGCCGCGTCATCGATTGCTGCCGCCCCGGTGAATTTCTCTGTAAGACAGTTCGCCATGTGCTCATCCCTCCCGAAAAAGGGATGAGATTAGGCTCCGCTCTGGAGGTAGGTGAACCGCGGGTCCATTGGTGTTCCGCCGATAACATCGCGTACCCTGTACATGATGTTATCGGTTTCAAAGTCGCCGCTGAACGGTGAGGACATTGCCCCGCCGCCGACTGCTACCTTGTTGCTGGCCTTCATGACCACTTCGGGGGTTTCATGCCCGCGGAGGTAGCCGACTTCAACCGCCGCACCCATTGCGGGGTCTGCGAACAGATACCATGCCGTGCTGCCGTGAGTGGTGTCGATGTAGGGCAGCCACTCGTTAACACGGAGCTGGAGGCCGGTCTGCGGCAGAACGTTGGTGGTCGGATACGGCGTGGAGTAAACCGTGCCGTCGACATCAATAGACTCCGGGCTCCAGGTCTTGATCGTGGAGGTCAGGATCGCCCGGGCGGTCAGCTCGAGCGCCGGGGGCACAACGAGGAACTTCGGTCTGATCTTCAGGAGCTTGCCTTCGGGGCTGGTCTGGTTCTTCATCAGGCCGAGTGTGGTTTCAAGGTTGGTGATGGTCAGCGGGAGAACGCCGAGGTTGGTGATGGCCTGCCCGCAATCGGTGATGGTTGCACCATACAGGGAGGCGTTACCGTCACCAGTGGATGCCGCGAACTGTGATGTTGCGATATAGGCTTCGGTGTCCTTGGCTGCATTCGCCATCTCCTGCGGAATATCGTTGAACGCTCCGAGCGAGTCGTTCATGATGGCTTCCCACGAGATATCGAACTGCCGCCCGTATTTCTTGACGTTGTAGGTGTACCGGCAGTTGGTCGGCTTGAACGGCTTATATTCGCCCTTCTCCGGGACTTCCGGCAGGAGCGGGTCCTTGCCGCTGACCTTTTCCCGGCGGACGGTGTTGAAGTCCGGCACGGTGCTGATCTTCACGTAGTCCTGCCAGCGGTACAGGGGGTCATCCGGTGCCCGGTACGATGCCAGGAGCTGCCGGTCGATAACCTGCCCGAACAGGTAGGGGAAGTCGGAGGTCGAGATTGCCTCTTCCAGCCGGGCCTCGTGCATACGCTTGGAGAGCCCGTCTTTGTTCAGGAGGAGGTTGATGGTGCGGGCCATTGCCGCCTCGTTCACTTTCGGTGAGCGTGCAGCGCGGAACCCGTCCCAGTTGTCCATTACTTTAAGAAAGTCGGTCATGATTGATCAGCTCCCCGTTGCGTTGTAGCCGAGGAGGTAGTACACTGCCCCGCCATAGATGATCGGGATCTGCATACAGGTGCCAGAATCCGACGGGTTGGTGGTGACGGTCTTACACCCGAATGCGCCGGCTTCGATTTCAAGGACGCCTTCAAGGGTGCCGGCAGTCCCGCCGCTGTTGAAGTGGATGCCGCTGCGGATTGCTGGTGTAGTGCCCGGTGCGCCTTCACACATGATATCAAGGGCACGGACGAACGGAGCGATACCGCCGTTCTTGTTATCGGTGTCGAGCTTGAGCGCGGTCATGCTGGATACCGTGGCATCAGTTGCCTCGTCGCGGACGACTTTCAGCTCCCCGGCGGTGATTTCCCCGCCTGTGCTGATGAGGTTGTCAACCACACGGATGTTGAACCCGTGGATCTGTTCGCCTGCAAGCAGGATGGTGGCCGGTGCGAGACAGGCTTCCATGAGCCGGTTCTTGCGGAGCGCGGCGTCGCCTTCGAGGAGCATGTTGCCCGCTGCAGTTGAGCCACTGCCGTAGTGGAGCCGTCCCTCTTCCGGCACAAAGTCGTTGTGGACCTTGACCGCTACAAGGGTCGGGGTGCTCACGTGAGCAGATACCGAGCCGAGCACGTACCCGAACGGGCGGAAGTGCGAGGGGTCCTGTTCTCCAGACAGGAGATAGGTATCGGTTCCTGGGGTGACCTGGAAATATACCGGGTCGCCGTAGGTGAGTGCCTTGGCGATACCGTCGCTGGTGCCGTCGCTGACACAACCGAGCACGTTGAGATACCAGATCCCTTCGGTGTCGATGCTAATCAGGTCGGTAGCTGCCGCGGCGCTGGCCATTGCCACGCCCACAATGTTCTTTCCGTGCATGACGGGATCGCCTTTATCGACAAAACCGTCCGCGTGGTACGGGTGCGTAAGTTCGCTCTCGACCACGGTGAGGTACCGGCCCTCGTAGGTGCTGGATGCCTCGTTCCCGGCTGCCTGAGTCGGGTGGGTAATTGGGTATTCACACATAATTTATCTCCCACCTGCCGCAATTTCGGCGAGGTGTTTTGCCTGCTCCTGGGTCTTGCCCATGGCGCGATAGTTTGCCTCAAACGCTTCGACAAGTTCTTTGTGACTGTCGCCTGCGGGAGGTGCGCCGCCGCCGTTGCCCTGGATGCCGCCTGCTTCCTTGACGATAGCAGCGATCTCTTCGGTCTTTGCCGTGATCGCTTCCTTGACGATTTCCGCAAACTTCGGGGCGTCAATCTCGCCGTCTTCAGTCAGTGGCACGGCCTTGAGCAGGGTCGCGGTGAGCAGTTTGCCGGACGCTTCGGGTAGTTTGGCCTTCCCGATCTCGGCTTTGACATATTCCCCGGCCTTGGCCTCCGCTATTTTCGCGGTCTGTTCTGCGAGCTTTACTTCGAGCGTCTTGATCCGGTCGGCTGCTTCGGCGAGCTTGGCGCTCTGGTCCTTGGCTGCCTCTTCGGTCTTGAGCTCAACCTTAAGCTGTTCTTTCAGCTCGGTGACGATCTCCGGGTACTTGGTGCGGACCTCGGAAAGCGTAAGTGATTCCTGGTTGTCTCCCATGGTATCTTCCTTCTGTCTGTCGTTCGCGGTCGGGTTCGTTCGTCCAACCTTCATCTCCGTGAACAGTGTGCGGTAATGGCCGCCAGCGCCGGGCACCGTGACGAAATCAACGGTGTTCAGGGCATCGGCGATCAGTTCCTTGATGATCCGGCCTTTCTTGCCGTCCGGGGCTTCCCCGGCTTCGGCAGTGCCTGAAACGTAATGCGAGATCCCGATGTGGCCATCCATGGCCTTGATCTTATCAACCCATTCCGGGAAGATCTTAGCCTTGGCATATACCCCCGGGCCGTCCCATCCGTTCGGGTCGTAATGCCCGTCTTCGGTCAGGACTCCCACGAAATCCTTTAGCGTTCTGGCAGGCTGATCCTCTTCCTGCTGGCGGGTCGGGTGGTCCCAGTGCATGTGCATTCCCTCCGGATACACGCGCTTTTTGCAGGCTTCAGTGAGAACCGTATCAGAATAGTAGCCGGATGAGCCCCACCCGGGCGATATAATGTGAACGTCAATCGCCAGTCCGGACGAATCGGCCTTGCCGACCTCCCGGAAGTGAGCGGTCGAGCTGTCAAAAATGGCGGCTTTGTCTGCCATTGTATATATTGGCGTTGGTAACTCTATATATACCTGACGTTACTCTATAGCAATATAAAGTTTATGACCGACGTAAAACAGGAGAGTGGGGGCTATAGTCGGGCGGGGGCTTCTTGGTATATTTCGTAACACCGGCAGCCCGGGTCGGTCGGCGGTTCCTGGTGCCCGCTGCGGTGGTACTGGTCGATGGGGATCCACCCTTCATTCTGATTATCCCAATGCTCCTGTCTCACGCGGTCGTCTTCGGAGGTCTGCCACATCTTTTCCATGACGACGCCATCGGATTTCAGGGATTGTGCAAAGAGCATATTCCCCTGCTCGTAGGCGCTGCCGGTCTCATATACCGCGATCCGTTGGGCACGGGCACGGCTCATCCCGTCGAACCTGTCGCTGATCTCCTTGGCGGTCTTGCTGTAAGTCCACCCCCCATCAAGCGCCTTTGATATGATGCTGCGGACCTGCTCCCCGGTCGCCCTCTGGATGCCGGTGATATAATCCACGCTGCCGCCCGTATCGGAGAACCACTTAACCGCCCGTGGGTTTGCGAGGTTGAATGAGGATACCTTGTCGAACCTGATCGGTATTTGTTTTTTGAGTTGTTCGGCTCCGGCAACCACGCCGTCAACTTCCGCATTAAAAACCACTTTCTGCAGATCGCTGATAGTATCGGCAGATACCTTTTCCCATATCCTCCCCCATTGCGCAAGGGTTAGCTGGGTAGTTTCCTCGGTCAGCCTGCGGTATGATTCCGAGAATAACCATTCCTGTTCCGCAAGTGCCGCGAGGGTTGCCGCTTTCTGACTACGAAAAAAGGCGGCGATCTTCCGCTGGTGCTTGCGGGCGAGTGCGTCTTTCTCCCTGCGTTT